CCTGCAGCAGCTGGTAATAACATTGCAATCGGTGCATATGCAGCACAAGATATTACTACTGGTGATTATAACTATGCATTTGGTGTTGAAGCACTAACAAAAATTACAACTGGTCTAAGAAACGTAGCTGTTGGTTGGCGTGCACTTGGTGGTAGCGATTTCTATGCTGGTGGTTTAACTACAGCTCAACGCAACACAGCAGTAGGTCACTATGCATTGGCATTAAGTAATGGTAGCCAAAACACTGGAATAGGTGCAAACGCAGGATATTATTTAACAACAGGTACAAACAATACATTTGTTGGCTCTTATTCAGGTTATAGTTTATTAAGTGGTTCTAATAACGTAGCTATTGGCAAAGATGCAATGAATGCTGGATATCTTGGAACTGGTATAGTAACAGGTAACTCAAACATTGCAATCGGCAATGCTGCAATGCAAAAACTAACATCTGGCACTAACAACGTAGCTGTTGGATTTGGGGCACTTAATAAATTAACTACAGGTACAGCTAACGTAGCTTTTGGTGACGCAGCACTTAATAATATAACAACAGCTAACTTTGAAATTGCAATTGGCAATAATGCATTAAATCAATTTGTTGGCCCAAGTGGCAATCCGCCAAACGTGGCAATTGGTAGTCAGGCACTAAGAGCTTTAACTACAGGTACAGCTAACGTAGCAATTGGTTATTATGCAGGATATGATTTAACTACTGGTGGTACTAACGTATTACTTGGTGCTAACGCAGGTGAAAATTTAACTACAGCAGGTGGTAACGTAGCAATTGGTCAACAAGCATTGGGTTCAGCAACTACTGTAGGTAATAACGTTGCAATTGGTAATCAAGCACTAAGACTTAGTACAAGTGGTGCTAATAACGTTGCACTTGGCGCTGACTCATTGATTAATAATACAAGTGGTGGAAATAACGTAGGTCTTGGTTGGAATACATTGCGTGCAAATACAACTGGTGTTAGTAACACTGCAGTAGGCGCAGGAGCATTGCAATCAAACGTAACTGGCTCAAATAATATAGCAATTGGTAATGGTGCCGGACTTTTAATAACCGGTGGCACTAACACAGTAGTTGGAACTGAAGCTGGCGGAACATTAACAACTGGTTCTAATAATACTATGATTGGATATGACGCAGAACCAACAACTGCAACTGTATCTAACCAAGTAACTATTGGTAACGCTTCAGTTACAAACTTTAGAGTTCCTGGTGTTGGATTTGATATTGATACAAACCGTGCATCGGTAACTGGTTATGCCAAAGTAAGCGAATACTATGCATCAACTGCACCAGTAATAAAGACTGCAGACTTTACTTTAGCTGATACAGAAAACTATATTATAAATAATAAATCAGGTTCAGACTGCATTGTCACTTTACCATCTGGTTCAGAGTACATTGGTCGTGTGGTTCACTTTTTAACCTGGCAAAGTCATCACGTTACCTCTGCGTCAAACAATGTCTATGATTCCAATGGAAGTTTGCAGGATGATATAACTAAAGTTTCACAACGCTCATGGGCATCTATAGTGTATGATGGTACCAACTGGTATATAATGTCTGAAAGCTAAACCAACGCATAATTAAATTTACGAAGGACGTAATATGAAAACATTTTTCTTTCTTTCTGGAATGCAACGTTCTGGTGCAACAATCATTAGTCAAATATTAAATCAAAATCCAGACATCTGGGTTTCGCCGGCAAGTCCATTGTTTAGAATGATGTTTACCCAAGCACAAAGCCATAATGAATTAGAGAATATTGACTATAGTAGAAGTGAAGCAATAGATGATGTTATTGCTACAATTCCACATGCGTTCTATCAAGATAAGTCAGCTAAATATATTATTGATAAGAATTTAAATTGGCCAAGCCCGCAAGGCGTAGAAATCATAACTAAATATATTACTAAGAATGTTAAGTTCATTTGTCCAGTAAGAAATATATTAGATGTTTTAGTTTCATTTGACACAATAATTAATGCTCATCCTGATTCTAAAAATAATCAAATGGATGAACAAGTACTAGCTACAACACCTGCTGATAAACCATTAGCAGATAGAAGAGCAGACTTCTTGATGTTACAGAATAAAGATGTTGCATTAAGTTTAAATTTCATGAAGCACGCTTTAGTGCCAGAATATAGACACTTATTTCATTTTGTCGATTACGATGATTTTGTAACTAACCCAAAGAAGGAGATAGAAAAAATCTATGCTTTCTTGGAAATTGAGAACTACACTCATGAATTTAAGAATGTTAAGGATGTTTCGAACATCTCAGAAAACAGTCTTACAGGAATTAAGCACCTACACACGATTCGCCCCACAATACAAAAAATATCCCGTAGACCAGAAAACGTGTTCTTGCCAGAAACAATAAAAAAATACTCTGGACTAGAATTCTGGAGAACAATTTAATGCAGTTAAATGATTTAGTAAATGAATATAATTACCGTAAATGTCGCGGTAAAGATGATGCTACATCAGATGAATTATTAGAAGCATTTGTATTTTTTTGTGAAAACTTTGTTAATATTAAACATCCTAATAAAGGTAAAATTAAATTAGAGTTGCGCGATGCACAAAAAGAAGCAGTTAAAGCATGGATAGAAAACAGATACTCAATAGTGCTAAAGGCACGTCAGATTGGATTCTCCACACTGGCCGCAGCATATTCTTTTTGGCTAGCTTTTTTCTGGCCAGACCGTTTCATCGTTATGTTGTCAAAGACAGAAAGAGAAGCAACAAAGCTTCTAGCTAAAGCTAAATATATTTATAAGTTCTTGCCTGACTGGTTAAGATTGTCAGGACCAGAGCTAGTGCAAAACAACGTTTTAAAGATGACCTTTAATAATGATTCAGTTATTGAATCTTTGCCATCTGCTAATGAACCTGCTCGTGGTGAATCCGTTTATCTGGCCATCATTGACGAAATGGCATTCTTACCTAACCCGGAAGAAGCTTGGGCTTCTATTGAACCAATTGCTGACGTAGGCGGTCGTGTTATCTGTCTATCTACTGCCAAGGGTGAAGGCAACATATTCTTCCAACTTTGGCAAGGGTCACAAAATAATACAAATAGATTTAAAGGAATATTTTTTCCATGGTCTGCATCAGAGCGTGACCAAGCTTGGTACGATGCCCAGGCCGCAGAACTACCAGTATGGCAGTTACACCAAGAATATCCATCAAATCCAGAAGAAGCATTCATTCGTTCTGGTAGACCGGTATTTGAATTAGATTCTTTAAATAAATTTCAAACTGTAGCTCCTAAGAAAGGTTATAATAAAAAACTGTCTGATGTTCGAAACTCTTTTATGTTTGACCCCAACGGTGGGCCATTATCCATATGGCAAGTCCCACAAGCTGGAGCTAGATATGTTATTGGAGCTGACGTGGCCGAAGGATTGGCTAGGGGTGACTACTCTGCCGCTCATGTTATTGATGCTAAGTCTGGTCTTGTAGTAGCCCACTGGCATGGACACGTAGACCCAGACAAGTTTGGGGAAGAAGTCCTTTATTCTTTGGGATTCTTTTATAATGAAGCTTTAATTGGTGTTGAGTCTAACAACCACGGTTTAACAACCTTAACTGCTTTAAATAAAAATAATTATCATAACTTATATCGTCAGCGTAGATTAAACCAAAGACACGCAGAAGCCACAGAAACATTGGGTTGGCGCACAACAACCTTAACAAAACCTCTGGCTGTAGACGAACTAAATGCCAATATTAGAGACGGTGTCCTAGATATTAGGTGCGAATATACAATAGCTGAACTTAAAACCTTTGTCCGTGACGACAATGGTTCAACCCACGGTTCCCCGCACGACGACCGAGTGATGAGTCTGGCTATTGCCAATCAAATGTTAAAATATGTTTGGTTGCCAGAGTATACGCCTAAGACAGATGCTCCGTTTGGCACCCTAAACTTCTTTGCTAAGTCGGTTAAAAAGCAAACAAAAGACAGAGACCGTTACTTTATCGGAGAATTTAACTACTATAATGATAAGATGTAATGGTTTTACCTACTAGATAGGAAGTTTTATGCAATGCACCAACTGTTCGAAGGAATTAAAAACAGAAAATGATGTAAAACGCGAAATTTGTTTCGCATGTCACGTCAAAGGAATCAGATTTGGCTTTAGAGGCGCTGAAATTGGACAATCTTCCTGGAATAATACAACTGTTCGTGAGGTCCAAAAGTCCTATGAAGAGTCCGATGCCTTTAAACAAGGTAAAATAACTAAAGTACCAACAAGAAAAGAGTTAATTTGACATGGCTGATTGGGTCGTTCCTATACTTGTCGCTGTTATTGGTGGTCCTCTTGTGGTGTTAGTTCAGCAGTTTAGAAGAGAAAGCTCTGAACAGCATGGCGTTCTTGCCGGCAAAATAGACAAGATAGCTGACAAACTAGATAATCATATTGAGTGGCATTTAACTAAAACTAGGAAAAAGAAAAATGAAGATAAAGAAGTATCCAGTTCTTAAACTAAAGCCTGGTAAAAAGGCAAAGAAGATTGATACTCCATCAGTCAAAGCCGCTAAGAAAGAATTTGAAAAAGCAGCTAAGAAAGCAGTATTAGCCAAAAAGAAATTGCAGCAAGCAAAGGAGAAATCAAAATGATGGATAAAAAAGGTAAGAAAAAAGGTAAACCAGCATTTGGTATAATGGTTGTAATGACCGAAACTCCAATTGGCAAAGCTTACAAAAAAGCCGAAAAGAAAATGAGAGGCAAAAAAAAATGAAAGCTAAAAAGGGCATGGGCTTTAAAGCAGCTCAAAAACAGATTGCTAAAAAGCAAGGCATAAGCATGGAGCGTGCAGGTGCAATATTGGCTGAAGGTGCCCGTAAAGCTTCTCCCGCTGCAAAAAGAAAGAATCCAAATCTTAAAAAGGTGAAAGGTAAATAATGTTATTACAAAAACAAAAGACATACACATATAATGGTTCAGGTGGACCGTTCAATTATCCAGCTGACTGGTTCCCAATCGGCTGTTCTGATTATGATACAGTAGCAGTAACTATTGACGCACCTACTGGTTGGATTGGAACAATTTCATTCTGGGGTGGAGCAGCACCTGAT